TAAGAAAGGTAAGGTAGTAGTTACTGCGCCTACTTCATATGATGCGGCACAGAAAGCGGCAAAGCAATGGAAACTAAAGTCTACTGCTGGTGTTGATTCTTATCTTATGAAAGAGTCAAACACTGTTACTCATGCTGACCACGGTTATGGTGAAATTCTGCAACGTACTGATGAAGGCGTAGATGTTATGTTTGAACATGGCGTTGAAATGGGTATGAGCGAAGCAACTCTGACATTCCTAGAGACTGTTGCCGCTACTACACTAGCAAAGAAAGCAACTCAAGTTGCTGGCGGTGGAGAGAAGCATGGCGAAACTCAGTCTAAGGGCGAGAAAGACTTTGCTGATAAGCACGACAAAGATGATCCTAAGTTAGCGGCAGACGATTCTGCTGGACACGAAGATGCGACTAAAGCAGGACGTTCAGTTAAGTCACAGTCTGGTACTCGTGGTAACGAACCTCGTATCGGTGACAAGACTATTGTAAATCCTGTTAAGGGTGCTGTAACTAAAACTACTGGTAAGGAATAAGATTATGCCTATTAGAGGTCCTAAGAATGCTACTCCAACTCCAATCGGTTGGGTTTCACCAAAAGGTGAATTGCTAAAGAGTCAACGTATTACTCCTCAGCAAATCGCAGAGTTTCATGGTGATGTTCCATCAACTGCAACTCAGTTAAACGAAGCACCTGTTCACCAGACTTCATTGAATGCTATGACTGATGTAGAACTAGAAGTAACTTCACTGCATTATGATATTGATCTATCTTCGGGTCTTACCGAAGAGTTAGAAGATTAATATGTCAGAAGAAGGTCAAATACTACATCATCCTGCTGATACTAACGGCGACGGTAAAGTATCAAAAGAAGAAGAGGCAATGTACTTAGAGTTTAAACGTAAAGAACTCGACGATGCTGATGCAATGCGAGATGCGCAACGTAAGATGGCGTGGTTCGCATTGTTCGGTATGTTGCTATATCCCTTTGCTGTTGTACTTGCTTCTATATTGGGTATGGATCAAGCAGGCAAGACTTTAGGTGATATGGCGCCTACTTACTTTGTATCTGTATCATTAATTGTTGGTGCGTTCTTTGGTACTCAAGCAATGAAGAAATAGAAGTCTATATACTATACAACCTATAGAATATGAACACTATGAAACTTTTTGAGACATTAGATGAAACGTCTTTCATGCTCTTCGCGGCAAAGAATTACTACAATCCTACTTGCATCGATGCCGAGGAGTTCTACCAAGACATAAAAAGATTTAAGTATATCAAGCGTCTACTGAATAGACATCTTGATAACGAGAAACTTTCAGTAAATCTGATATTAAATCATCTCATTGTTGTATTCAATGTATTTGGAAATGAAGCAGGTTTAAAGATGTTGGAATACAAGTTAGATGATCGTCATTGGTCTGTAATCAAACCCTTTCTTGTATATCTAAGAGTAATAACAAATGAAACATATACGGGCATTGAAATGGATGTGCGTGTTATCGAAGAGTTGAGAAAGATATGAGTTTAGCAAGTAAAGCAGGCGATCTGCTCTATACCTTTCGATTCTTGAAGATGCTGACAACACCTTGGGATGAGACTGATGCATTTAAGTTAGGTCTTATTGATGAGAACGGTAAGCGAATCAAGAGCGAGAAAGTAGATTCCTCTGAAAAGAAAGTGGCGTTAGGTCCTTTCGTTCGTCTAGTGTTTAATGTCAAAAGAGCATTGGGCAAGTTGCCAGGTGGTAAGACTACTGTTGGTTCTTATGCGGCAGCACTCTTTCTACTCAAAGAACATTATAGTGTGAGTGAGAAGAATCTAACAAGAATATGTGTCGAAGCGGGTATTGATCCACTTGATATGATAGCAGAAGACCATGCTTGGTACGTACTTGAGAACAACCAATTATCACCAGGAATATATCGTGTAAAAGGTGATAAACTTCTTGGCGAAGGACTCGAAGATGCAGTTCGTGCTAAAGACCAAATTCGTATACTTGACGAATCATTTCCAGTCGGTGATGTGTTCGGCATGAACGTGTATGAAGCAATGCACCTAACTACTAACAAGATGGTGTATATCACACTAGGAGAAATCTACAAATGAAATCGTTCAAAGAATTTATGGTAGAAGAACCTACAGTCTCCACCGGTCCCGGTATCGCAGGCACAAGTCCTGGTGATCCTGCTGACTGGACATACGGAAAGAAGAAAAAGCGTAAACCCCTAACTCGTTCTTTTATAGAGATAATGGGCAAGCGTAAAAAACTTATCAAATAAAACCTCGAAATAGATTGACATCCTCTCGATTGTAGTGTACAATAAGCACTATATAAACGACTAGACCCAAAAATAAAACAATAGATGAGTAGAATTAATGCCAGTAAAAATTGACAAGAAGAGAGATGCGTTACTAAAAGATTATGCTGTAGGAATGCTGAAAGACTTCTACTTAAATGATAATGAGAATTCTCCGCAAGAAGCATTCTCTAGGGCAGCAACTGCTTGGTCAAAATACGAAGGACAATTAGACGAAGAACTGGCACAACGTCTCTATGATTTCGTATCAAAGAAGTGGTTCATGTTTGCTAGTCCTGTACTATCTAATGCTCCTACTGAGAAGAAGAAAGATAAAGGTATGCCTATCTCATGCTTTCTCACTTATGTTCCAGATACATTAGAAGGACTAATCGGTCATACTTCAGAGTTGAGATGGTTATCAGTCTATGGTGGTGGAGTTGGTGGTCATTGGAGTGATGTGCGTACGGTATCTGATGTAGCACCTGGTCCTATGCCATTCTTACATACTGTCGATGCTGACATGATTGCATATAAGCAAGGTAAGACTCGCAAGGGTTCTTATGCCGCATATATGGATGTAAGTCACCCTGACATTATAGAGTTTTTGAATATGCGGGTGCCTACTGGTGACGTACAACGCAAAGCATTGAACTTGCATAATGCAATCAATATTACTGATGAGTTCATGGAAGCGGTTACTAAGAATCTTTCGTTTGATCTACGTGATCCAAAAGACGATGGTGTCAAAGAGAGTATCGACGCCCGTAAGTTGTGGGAACGTATTCTCGAAACCCGTTTCAGAACTGGTGAACCTTACTTAAACTTTATTGACACTGCAAACAACGATTTACCTCAACCATTAAAAGATTTAGGATTGAAGATTAACGGTTCTAATCTATGCAATGAGATTCATCTTCCAACTAGCGCAGAACGTACCGCTGTTTGTTGTCTATCTTCATTAAATCTGGAATACTACGATGATTGGAAAGATACGACTATTGTTCGTGACCTTATCCGTATGCTTGATAACGTCTTGCAGTACTTTATCGACGAAGCACCTAACACAATTGAACGTGCAAAGTACAGTGCCGCACGAGAAAGATCGCTCGGACTTGGAGCGATGGGATTCCACAGTCTTTTGCAACGACATGGTGTTGCATGGGAATCACAGGCAGCGCGGGAAATTAACGATGCTGTGTTTAGACACATTAATACCGAGGCGATTCTGGAAACTGAACTCTTGGCACAAGAACGTGGTGAATATCTCGATGGTAAGGGAAGTGGAAGGAGAAACAGTCATCTCATGGCAGTGGCACCCAATGCTTCGAGTGGAGTAATACTGAGTACTAGTCCTTCTATTGAACCGACCAAAGCAAACGCATACACACACCGAACTAGAGCAGGATCGTTTCTTGTTAAAAATCCGTACTTGATTCAACTATTACAAGAGAAGGGTGAAGATAACGAGTCTAACTGGACAAGCATTATCACTAACAAAGGTTCTGTTCAGCACTTGCCGTTTCTTACAGAAGGCGAAAAGTCTATATACAAGACTGCTCAAGAACTAGATCAGAACTGGGTAGTTCAACACGCTGGTGAACGTCAGAAGTATATTTGTCAGGGTCAAAGTGTTAACTTATTCTTTCCTGCAGGCGCTCCTAAGTCGTATGTAAACAAAGTTCATATCAATGCATGGAAACTAGGACTGAAGGGACTGTACTATCTTCGTACAGAGGCAAAGTCTCGTGCAGAGAATGTATCAGAGAAAGTAGAAAGAGTAGCACTAGAAGGTGATAAGCGAAGCGTAGTATATTCTAAACCAGATTGTCCATTCTGTCAACTGGCAAAAGAAGAAATGAGACTGCGTGGTATTCCATATGATGAAGTTAATCTAACTGAGGTAGGTAAGACAGCGGCAGAAGTGACTGGTCGTAAAGATGTTAAAACAGTTCCACAGATTTATATCGGTGGTGAATATATTGGTGGGTATGAAGCACTTATGACATACCTAGATAAGGAAGTAGAGAACGATGGCGATGACGAATGTCTCGCTTGTTCCGGATAAGAGAGTAGATTAATGGCATTATTAGAATTCAGCAAAAGTTACAAACCATTTGCCTACCCATGGGCAGTGGACTTAGTGAAGAAGCACGAAGAAATTCACTGGGTGGAAGATGAAGCGGAGTTAAGCGAAGACGTACAAGATTGGAAAACAAAGTTAAGTGAAGAAGAGAAGGAGTTTGTTACACAGATTCTACGTCTCTTTACACAGTCAGATGTTCAAGTAGGCGAGAACTACCACGAGTTATTGATCCCTAAGTTTAAGAACAACGAGATCCGCAATATGCTATCGTCCTTTGCTAATCGCGAAGGTGTGCATCAACGTGCATATGCTCTATTGAACGATACACTTGGATTGCCAGACGAAGACTTCCACAAGTTTCTTGAATACAAAGCGATGGCAGAGAAACTGGACTTCATGAAAGAAGGCAGCATCAATACACATACAGGTCTTGCATTAGTATTAGCACAGTCAGTATTCAACGAAGGTATGAGTTTGTTCTCTTCGTTCGTTATGCTATTGAACTTCCAGCGTTTTGGTAAGATGAAAGGCATGGGTACTATTGTTGAGTGGTCTATCCGCGATGAAACTCTACACGTACAAGGCAACGCTAAGTTGTTCCGTGAGTTCTGCGAAGAGCATCCGCGTATTGTCAATGATGAATTGAAGTCGAAGATTTATCAGATGGCAAAGAATGCTGTTAAGTTAGAAGATAAGTTCATTGACTTGGCATACAACAATCACGAGATCGAAGGTCTAGCAAAAGAAGATGTTAAGCAATACATTCGACATATTGCTGATCGACGTTTGTTACAACTAGGCATGAAACCTAATTTCAAAGTTAAAGATAATCCATTACCTTGGTTAGACTGGGTATTGAATGGTGCTTCACACGACAACTTCTTCGAGAAGCGCGTTACAGAATACTCGGTGAATGGCATGGATGGTGATTGGGGATGGGATGAAGATGAAGAACCTATCGTTTGTGGATTAGATGGAACAGGATGTCCTGCATGATAGAAGATACTCGTAGATTTATGACTGAATGTCCTGTGTGTGATAGTAACTGTTTTGTCGATGTGTTAAACGTCGATGAGGCAGTGATCTACTGTCCCATGTGTGGTACTGAAGCAGAAGTGGAAGAGGTTTTCATAGAAGACTAAATAGTGTTATCTTCAATCAAGGTAACACTACATGAAACCCACTATAGCATTATATGAGGGTCATGATACTAATCTAACAGTACATGATCCTAATACTGACTCGTTCTACATATATGAATTTGAACGTGTTTCTGGTATTAAACATCATAACACAAAACTTCGTGATGAAGCATCTACTTCAGATAATGTTCTTTATCTCAAAAAAATTCTGAATCATCTTGAAGAAGTTCATGGTATAAAAAATGACTTCAAAACATTAATCTTCAAACCCATTTGGTTTGATGCTTCGTTCATTGATCGCACTTGCATCAATGCAGACGAAGAAGTTCAACATTCAATGTCAATAATCGATCACCACGACTATCATGCGTGGGGCGCATATGGTCAGGCACCAGAATCCTTCGAGAACACCGCGTGTTTAACGTATGATGGTTGGGGTGATAACACTTCATTCAAGTACTCGTGTTTCGAAGGTATCAATCGTCACTCAGTGCAATCCATGAGACACAACTTCTCGATGGTCTATACTGCTGTCGCACACTCACTCAAAATACTACACGGCACTCTGGACCTTGATCTTCCGGGTAAACTGATGGGATTATCCGCATATGGAGAATTGAATGATGAATGGGTAGATATAATGAAAGACGCCATTTCATCTAATTGGTGGAGTGAAGATGTAAGGGAACGTCATTGGAACGACGAAAATAATCCATTGCTTATAATGAGAAATCGTATTGGTCCCTGCATTCAAACTAATAATTATAAATTAAAACTGAAGAATAATAAAGCGTTCTCTCTTGCTAGGTCTGCGCAGGTTGCGTTCGAAGAGGGTATCGTAAAAACTATTAGAGAAGAGTTTCTTGACAAGATCGAAGCACACGATAACAATCTATTAATATCTGGTGGTAGTGCATTAAACGTTCTTGCTAACGAAGCAATCAAACGTGCGTTTCCTCACATTAATATATTCATCCCACCAAACTGTCATGACGGTGGTCTAAGTTTTGGTATGTTATACGAACATCTAAAGACATCTAAGAAGTACAATGTCACACAATCTGGTCCAAGAATATTCGACTACAAATATATGGATCCAATGATTAAACTGTATGGCGCAAAGAAAGTTGATACTAATGATATTGCTACCCTACTTAAAGAGCAGAAAATAGTAGGAATGGTGATTGGTAACATGGAAGTGGGACCTAGAGCGTTAGGCAATCGTTCTATACTATGTGATGCATCTAATCCTAAGATGAAAGACACACTCAATTGTCGTGTTAAGTTCCGAGAGTGGTTTAGACCGTTCGCTCCTATATGCAGAAAGGAAGATGCACCTAAGTATTTCTACTCACCAAACTTTGATAACATGGAATGTATGCAATTCGTCGCGGATGTGTTGCCAGAGTATCAAACTGAACTATTCTCTGTAACACACTACGACAATACTGCCAGACTGCAGGTGGTGACGGAGGAGAGCAATGCCGCAATCTACGACATACTGACAGCGTTCGATGGAGTACTAATAAACACTTCCTTGAATGTTCAAGGTAAACCTATTCTAAATACCATTGATGAAGCATTTCATGTTTTACAAAATACTGGATTAGATCATATAGTGGTAGAGTATGAAAATGAATATTGGTTATTTTAGGGAATTATAACAAATGTGGAATATGAACGAAAGTGTATTCGAACCTGACGAAGAATTCCTTAAAGATTATGTTGGATTTGTGTATCGTATCACTGAGATAGATACAGGTAAGATGTATATAGGAAAGAAGTTCTTCTGGAAACCTAAGACACTGCCTAAGAACTCTGTACGTAAAAGAAAGATAAAAATGAAAGTTCCTTCGGACTGGCAGAAGTATTACGGTTCGAGTGAACATCTACTTGAGTCGATCAAGAGAACTGGTGTTGATAACTATCACCGCGAAGTTCTAAAGTTATGTAGAACAAAAGGCGAATGCTCCTACTATGAGGCGAAGTTACAATTTGAATACGATGTTCTGCTGGACGTACAATACTATAATGCCTTCATCGGTTGCAAAATACACGCAAAGCACTTACCCAAACCTGAGGTGTCTGTGCGTCCCGCAGAACCTTGGCACAATAGACCTTAAACTATGAGAAATCTAATCGCCGCTAATTGGGGTCATGACGCCGCACTATGTTTCTGGAATGATGTTACAAAAACATTTCATACTATTGAGATAGAAAAATTAGAAGGTATAAAACACTATAGAGGTCACTATCGTAAGGACGAGGAACTAGAAATTCTCAAACGGTGTGCTAAGATAGCAGAAGAAGAGTTTGGCATACCTAATGATTATCATTGCATTATTCGTGGCAATGTATTAAATGATATCAAGATGAATCAAATTGAGACGAGCACTGGTCGTATCACAGACAATATTATTATGAATGATATGATGCTCGACCCTGATAATATTAATGCAGTATTTAATACTAAGCATATTGATGTCACATACCGTCATCACGAAGCACATGCTTGGAATGGGTTTGCTCCTTCGGGATTTGACAAAGCAATCATACTTACTATGGATGGTGGTGGCAACGATGGGTTTACTCATTTGTTCACTGCTGAGAATCCTGATAGACCTCTGACAAGTCGCACTAAACTACACGGAGTTCGAGCACATGGAAGGGACTATACACAAGCATGCCTATGGTCATTATGGAGCATAATGCAAAGTACTGATTGTGGATTAGATGTTGCGGGCAAAGCAATGGGTGCATCATCATACGGTAATACAGAAAGTGATGCCTTTTCAACTGCCCAAAAACTTTATCTACGAAGTACAACGACTTGGGAAAACTTTAGTCCAGGTAGAATGTTATACGAAAGGCATTACAATCAAACATTGAAAGACGGGACTAATAGTAAGACTAATTTTATTAGAGCGTTCAGTCCTTCGCCCGAACTATATAATCCTTATAAACTATTCGTGGACGAGACTGATTGGCAAACAGAATGTGATTTGGCAAGAGGCATTCAAGATGCATTCGTTAAAGATGCGTTGTCATGGTTTGTAGGTATACTGAACCAACAAAATATAAACCTAGATGACTACGACAGAAATGTGGTGTTCTCTGGTGGGTCTGCTTTAAATGTATTATTCAATGACGTGTTGCAGAAAGAGTTAAATATAAATCTATTCGTCCCACCTAATCCGGCAGACCAAGGTATACCTTACGGTATGCTCGTGCAATGGATGGTTGCGAATGAAATGAAATACTCTCGTGAAGAAACAACATACTCGGGTCAAAAGATACAAGACTTAGATGAACTATCACATTATATAGAATCGTATGGAGGCAAAAGAGCAACAGTCACAGAGATAGCAAGTATTCTGAAAGATGATAAGATCATTGGATTAGTACAAGGTGGCATGGAAGTAGGTGCGAGAGCATTAGGCAATCGTTCTATACTTGCTGATCCCAAGGGCGAAGATAAGAAAGACAAAGTTAATGTAGTGAAGAGACGCGAAGCATATCGTCCGTTCGCACCAGTATGTAGACTAGAAGATGCTGAGACTTACTTCGATTCGATTCGTTATGACAATCTATCTTATATGAATTTTGCAATAAAGACTCGTGAGGAACATATAGATAAGTTAAGAGCAGTTACTCATGTTGACAATACTGCAAGAGTACAGACAGTTACTAAACAACAGAATACAATACTATATGACTTATTAACTGAGTTTAATGGTGTATTATTGAATACTTCTTTCAATGTGAAAGGATCTCCAATACTAAATACACTCAAAGAAGCATTCTATATGCTAGACGAAACAACCCTAGACCATCTAGTTGTGGTAGACGACAATCAATCAATATGGATTTTTTAATGTTAAAATTTCAGCAGTACATCAACGAGCAAGCAGAAATAGACCTAATCAACGAAGGTGTAAATGATCCTGCTATATTCAAAGCAGTATTTCTTGCAGGTGGTCCTGGTAGTGGTAAGTCGTTTATCGTAGGTAAAACTGGACTAGGTAGTTTTGGATTTCGTGTCGTCAACTCTGATGACGCATTCGAAAACGCTATGAAGAAAGCGGGCATGGAGATGAATCCAGATAATATCTTCTCTGTTAAGGGTCAAGAACTACGTGGCAAAGCAACTAAATTAACTGCCGCTAAACAAGAGATGTATCTTAAAGGTCGTCTAGGCATTGTTATTGATGGAACTGGTAAAGACTCAGACAAGATTAAAGCGCAAAGAGCAAAACTAGAGAAGATGGGATATGACACTGCAATCATTGTAGTGAACACCAACTTAGAAACTGCTGTTGATCGTGACGCACAACGTAAACGCTCTATTGGTAAGAAGATGCTTACCCCGATGTGGCAGGCAGTGCAAGATAATATTGGAACATACCAGCAAATGTTCGGTCAAGAGAATACCTTTATCGTAGATAACAGCGAAGGCAAAGACTTCACAAAAGAAACTATGGCAGCGTACAAGGGTATCGGAGCGTGGTCCAAGAAACCCGTTAAGGATTCTCGCGCTAAAAAGTGGATCAAATCAGAGTTGAAAAATAAAACTCGATAATATGAGAAAGTGGTTGACAGGCGTATTGTGATCGTGTATAATGCACTTAGTACGTTTTTAATGAATAAGATGAAGGTTGAATTAAATAAATGAATCATAGCAAAAGATTAGAAGTGTTTGAGATACTAGAGAAAGTAGCAGTACAGAAAACTCGTCAAGACAAGATTAAGGTTTTGCGAGAGAATAATATTATGCCTTTACGTGATGTACTTCAAGGTACTTTCGATCCTGCAATAAAATTTAAGTTGCCTGTTGGCACTCCTCCGTTCACCGAGAACGAAATTAATACAGCACCATCATCCCTACTAAGACACCACAGATTCTTTAAATATTTTGTTGAGGGTGTACAAGAGTGTGAACGCCTCAGCACAGTCAAGAGAGAGAAAATGTTCATCGACACTCTCGAAGCAATACATCCAGAAGATGCTAAAATTGTAATCTCAATGGTTGCAAAGAAGACCCCCGTGAAAGGATTGACTAAGAAATTAGTACAGGAGGCATTGCCTGACTTGATCCGATAAATCATGTTCATTAACTAAACCCCTAATGGAGTACGCCTATGGTAGAAACAAATCAGATAGCAAGGTTAAGAAAAGATTCGAAAGAATTAGGACACTATATCCACAAGTTAAGAAAGAAAGGTAATCCGGACAAAGCGTATAAAATCGCAAAACGACAAACTTTTCTCAATCAGGTAATAGAGTCATTCGAGACTTCAATAACACAATAGGGGGTGATCCCGTATCTAGGATAGAGTCTCAGGGACGAGACATATTCTCGCTATACATAACTTACATAATCGAAACAACGAGAAACACATAATGCCCATTTACACAATGAAAAATATTAAGACTGGTGAGACAGAAGATATGTTTATGTCTATATCAGGTATGCAAGAATTCATTGCAGAAGGCACTCATACTCAAGTTATTGGTGCTCCTAATTTTGTAACTCATACAGGTAATGTAGTGAACAAGACTTCGGACGACTGGAAAGAACATCTTCGTCGCACCAAAAAAGCAGCGGGTAATCACGTTCCTAATTCGATAAAGATATAATATGACACAAAAAATTACAAAGACGATTGCCGCTACAGGTGGTAGAAGTATGAAGATCCGCATCGATGATTTAATCACTGTTCAACCTATTACGGAGACACAGCGAAAAGCATTCGAAGCATATAAAAGTGGTGATCATCTTGCACTAGTAGGAACAGCAGGAACAGGTAAGACTTTTCTTGCACTATATCTTGCACTTGAGCAAGTAATGGATAAGGGTACATCATACGAGTCAGTTAGGATCATACGCTCGGTTGTACCCACAAGAGACGTTGGTTTCTTGCCAGGAACACTCGAAGAGAAACTAGATGCGTTCACAGGACCATATCGTGCCGCATGTTCTGAGTTGTTCGAAGATAGCAAAGCATATGATAAACTTATTGAGAATCACTATCTCACATTTGAATCAACATCATTCATCCGTGGCGTGACATATGACAACTCTATTGTCATTGTTGATGAGATGCAGAACTTAAACTTTCACGAGTTGGACTCTGTTATCACACGTATTGGTCAAGGTAGTAAAATTATTTTCGCGGGTGATTATCTGCAATCGGATTTCAAGAATAAGAGCGAAAAAGAAGGTGTTAATAAGTTCATAAGTATACTTGAGAACATGAAACATTTTAGCATAGTAACATTTAACTGGGAAGACATTGTAAGGTCAGACTTCGTTCGAGACTATATAATGACTAAAGAACACATGGGAATAGCATCATGAACAAAACACGATTATTTGAACAATTAAAAATTGACGAAGGCGTCAAGTACGAAATATATAAAGATCACCTTGGTTATCCTACATTTGGTGTGGGACACTTGATCTTGAAATCGGACCCTGAATACGGTCAAGAGGATGGAACACCAGTCTCTGAAGAACGTGTTAACGAGGCATTCAAATACGATTCTGATTTAGCAGAGTCAGAGTGTGTCGCACTGTTCGGCAATGGATTTATGCTTTGGAAAGACGAGGTTCAAGAAGTCTGTGTTAACATGATGTTTAACTTAGGTCGAACTCGATTAGGCAAGTTCAAGAACTTTAGAGAAGCACTTAAAGATAAAGACTATGCACGTGCCGCAGTAGAAGGTCGCGATAGTCTATGGTACAGACAGGTCGGTAATCGTGCCGAGCGTCTGATGTTACGACTAGAGGCATTAGATTGAGATGGCAAAGCAAGTTTCTACATCAACATTAATTCCTACAATCAAGGGCACGTCTATTGGTCGTCGCCCTAACACATCATCAATGAACAAATCAAAGAAGCGTTCATTCAAGAAGTATCGTGGTCAAGGTTAATTACAATGGCAAAGTATAGTCGTTTCGATCCTCGTAATAAAAAGAAAGAGCAGAAGTCTGGCAAGAAAGTTAGAACAGAACAGGATGCTAGGAATTTTATTAACTCATTAGACAAGAGAACTTTCTCTGAAACTACTTTAGATCCACGTGAACAGAAGTAATGCCATTACAAGAATATGTCGATCCATGGAAAGGTTTACCATTTCTTTTTACAGATAGTAATACTGTAGATTGGAAGGGCACCATTGGTGTCGGCGACATACTCTTTGGTCTTAATGCTGTTCATATGCTCACACATCTAGCGCGAAAGTCTGGACGCGATGTGCCATTCACTACAATGAATGTACATTGGTACCACGGCGAAGATCACCTACATCACTTCGAAGATCCCGAAACAATCATTGAGCGAACCGATTATATTCATTCGTTCTATCATGATAAAGAATCCGTAAAGATTAATCACATCTTTAATTCCACCGATAACGAGGTTTCACGTCTACGACATAGAGGACTACAACGTAAGTCTGGTGCGAGAGATGTGCTAGATGGTATCCCGTCATGGATGTTCAGACGTGATTGCTGGCACGATTCAAGTGAAAGTAAGAAGGTTGTATTCTGGAGACCGTTTGTTCTTAATGCCGAGATCCCACGTGGGTGGAAGCGAACCTTTCAACCCGAAGACTGGGAAAGAATACTAGACATATTACGTGATAAAGGTTACGAACTTATTGAGTTGTCATATCGTACACCCGTAAGAGAGGCATTCTATCACATCAACACATGTCGATTTGGTATATTCTACGATGGTATGTGGCAGTATATTGCAAAGAATCTATGTAAACCAGTTGTAGCATTAGGCGATAACGGCATCATCCATATTCACAATCCGCAGGGCGTCAACTTCAAGTTACCACAAGCAGATGCGGGTGGCGGTACAGTGTTCTCCTATCTTGATGGTTTAGATAGAGGAAATCAAGATCACATGGATCGTCGTGCAGAAAAATATCGTAAATTTATTTTAAATGAGTTGCAAGTTGAAGACATTTAGTGTATACTATACATAGTAGTCTATAAGGTAATAAAGTGAATTAATATGAAAATCGATAGGGCAGTAATTGAAATCGAAGGTGCGTGTAACTTCTCATGTACCATGTGTCCACAAGACAAGCGCAACGAACAGGGCGGGCGACACAAAGACTTTCTTCGTAAGATGAATCTGCTAGAGTTCGAGGACTATGTAAGAGATTGCGCACAACATGGATTGCGTGTAGTTAATCTTGACGGTTCGGGCGAAGCAACAATTCTACGAACACTTCCCGAATACATTAAGATCGTTAAGCGATATAATGCCGAGTGTGTTATATTCTCTAACGGTTTTAAGATGCATGGTCAGTTCATGCGAGACTGTGTAGACGCAGGACTAGACTTCTTCAGGTTCTCGTTCATCGGATCTAATCCAGCAAAGTACGATGAGTGGATGTATAACACTCGTGGGTCTAACTACGAGTTTATCAAAAAGAATATCCGCGAGATGCGAGATTATGTTAAGTCATCTAATTCTACCTGTACCGTAGCAACGTATCATCTTATCACTGACAACGACAACTACGAAAAAGAACTTGCTGAGTACAAAGCAATCGTTGAAGAGTTAGATGTTAAGACAGAAATATGGAAGATGCATAACTGGTCAGGTGTGTATGAGTTAGATGTTAATGCACGTCACGGTGATGTTAAAACATGTGGACGTCCATTCTCACCTGATGTTGTGATTCGTGCTGGTGGTTTAGATGGCAAAAGAGGCGCAGTTGCACCTTGCTGTCAAGTATTAGGACGTGACGAAGAAGCAGTTCTCGGTCATTGTTCAGAGAATACTATCGAAGAGATTTGGGATGGACCTGCTTACACCGAGTTAAGAGATAATCATACTACGGGTGACTATCCAGATTATTGTAAGTCGTGTGATTTTTTACTTGACGATCCCGAAGTTTTGGTGTATAGTAATCATGATAGAGACCTACATAAAATGTATGGTACTGAATTTGATTTGGATGACTATCGATGAAACCAAATGTACATATGATTACTATTACTGGTAATGCTATATCAGAACACTATCGTGATCTTGTCACACCATCATGGGAAGATGCTGGTTGGAAAGTTTTGCACTTCGAAGCGTTAGTTCCCGAAGACTGTGTGGATGTAACTATCTTACCTTTAGGCGATAAGCGTCGAGGTGCTAAGGTAGTTGGATTTACTGAAACAGAAATAGCAGTTTGGTACAGTCATTATTATGCTTGGATGTTGTGTCGTAAGTTAGATAAACCTATCATTGTAGCAGAGCATGATATTCTATTAGAGCAAGACATTGATCCTGATGTATTCAATCATGACATTGCCTGTCTATCTCATGTAACACGTAGAAATGGCGATCATGCTAAACTAGCGGGTGGTGCATACTATATCACTCCTGCAGGCGCAAAGAGATTATGTGCAATCAAAGACCATAAGAAAGAATCTGTTGATTACAACTCTGATGCTTGGATACATCGTATTTGTGATACATACGGTAAGTGGTTTATGATGACGACTATACAAGTACAAGATAAAGCAGTCGGTGTTACAGTAGAGCATAGAAAATGAAAAGATT